TAATGCAATGTTTAAAAGATGAAGAAATATCTCTTCAAAATAAAATACCTTTATTACAAGCGCAGTTAGTTCATAATAGAAATATACAAACTTTGTTGTTGGAAATTGTTAAAGGAATAGAACAAGAAGAAGAAAAATTAAAGGAGAAGCAAGAACAGGAAGAACTTGCTTCTCTTCAACAAGAAGAGATAAAGAAAAAGGAACAAGAGTTTTTAAAAAAGATGCAAGGGAAATGCATTTTTAAAAAAAGAGGAGATCCTAATTTTTGTGAACAGAAAACAAAAAAAGGTTCAGAATATTGCGTTAAACATTCAAAGGGGATAAATGGTCCAAGGTAAATTAAAAAAAGAACAAATTGATACTGCCGGTACTGGAAATATAGCAACTGATGAGGAAGTTGCTCAAATGATTTCAGGTTCTTACCCTACATTAGATATTGTTTGTACTCAGGGAGCTTCTACAAGTCATCCAATTACAGTTTCTACTTCAGGATCAGTTGTAAAATCTTTAAGAGTACAGAATAATGAACAGATAGGTGGAAGTTTAGAAGTTGAAGGTAATATATTTGGAGAAGATTTAACTTTAAATCAAAATGCGAGTAATAATGATGCAATCATTACATTTAATAAACCAACTACTGGAACTGAAACTCTAAAGTGGAATAATACTAATCAGAGATTTGAATTTAGCGATTATTTATATGTAAATAGTGATATCGAAATTAAAGGAAATATAGAAACTTGGTATTCACTGTTGGCTCGAAATGACCTTTATTTGAATTATCAATTTGCTAATCAAGATGTAGTTATCCATTTTGGCAAGTCTGGTGGTTCGGAAGAGACTTTAAAATGGAATAAGACAAATCTTAGATTTGAATTTAGTGATCCTGTATTTACTGATAATTATTTTATAACTGCAAGCTCTGGTTCTGTTCTTAAATCTTTAAGAGTTCAAAATAATGAACAGATAGGAGGAAGTTTAGAAGTTGATGGAAATGCTAAAGTCGATGGAACTATTCAAGTATTAACTTCAGGGTCAGTATTTAAATCTTTAAACGTTGTAAATAACTTACAAGTTGGTGGAACAATAATAGGGCAGAATATTCTTTCTAGAGGAGGAACCCTTTATAATTCTGCAGGAATAGCAAACGCTGCTTTAAATATTATAGTTTGGTATGCTCCATTTGCTTGCACAGTTACAAATGTTAGAGGATATAGAGTTGGAGGAACTGGAGCAACTATAAACGCTCGATGTAGCGGTTCTCTTAATCATTTAGCCTCAGCTTTGTCTTTAACTTTAGCTGATATTTGGTTAGATGGAGGAGCAGTCCAAAACACTGCTTATGCGGTTGGAGAAAAACTAGAAATAATGGTTGCTTCAACTGCGGGAACTGTAACTCAACTTGCTATCCAGATTGATTTTACAAAACCTTGAGGAGTAAACTATGGCACTTACATACGATACTAAAGCTCAAAAAGTTGCTGCTACAAATCCAGTAGTTTTATCCTACACTTGTGGAGCAAATGCTAAGGTTTTAGTTGTTGGATTAGTTGTTAATAGCTTATTTATAAGATCAGAAGATGACCCAACTGTAACTTATAATGGAGTTGCAATGACTGCTGTTAGTAGACAAGCAGCTGCTACTGAAGTTACTGCTGAATTATGGTATTTGATTAACCCGCTTACTGGGGCTGCTTATAATATTAGCATTCCTAATGATAATAGTTCAAATATTCGCGTTATTGCATCGTCATATATTTCAAGTGGTGATGTTAGTTTGGATGTTTCAAGTGCAGAGAAAGGTACTACTGCTAATCCTTCACGTTCTGTAACTACAACTGTAGATGGAGACGCGATAGTTGATATTATGGCCAGTTCATTGGATACCGCGGAAACTGGTAATAATCGAACTCTTTTATATTCAAATGATGAAGGGAATTGGAATAGTGCCTCTCAATATGCTTTGCAAGCTACGTTAGGAGCAATAACTTTTACTCACACAATTGCCGCTGCAAATTGGGGACATATTGTTGCCGCATTTAAGGAGACCATTACAGCTGTTACCACCTTTATTCCTTGGATTGGTGAAGATTTACCACATTAAGTAAATTTATGCTAAGATTAGGAGAAATAGATAAGTTATGTCAAATACATTTCAGTATAGTATAGGAGATATCGTTGTTTTAGAATTATATGTGCAAAGTAGTTTAGGAGAAGGTAAAGAAGGAGAACAACCAACAGTATCAATAAGAAATTTAGAAAATAATTTTTACTTAGATTTTAATATAAATGTTTTTAGTTTTGGTTCTGGATCGATAGGAAGTGGTAAAAAGCCTTATTTAACAGATATTGGAAGTGGTTTTTATCAAAAGATTTGGGATTCATCCCAAGTAGTTTCAGGTTCGATGAAACTTGCTGCTATTTACGAAATTGCATCTGGATCGTATAAGGGAAAAGATACAGATTATTTATTCTTTTCTGATTTTGAAGCAAAAATATCAATTATAAAGCAAGTTGAATGTGGAAGGTGGAAGATAATAAACAATCAAATGCTTTTTTATGAAGAAGATGGAACAACTCCTTTGTTAGTATTTGATTTGAAAGATAGCATTGGAAATCCCTCGATGACGAACGTGTTTGAAAGAGTTTTTGTTTCAGGATCTATTTGATGAAAATTATTACAAGAGGATTTGGGTTTGACTCATTAATTATAACGAGAGGATTTGGAGGAATATTACATTGGCTCAAAACATTAATATCAAATACTTTTATAAAAATTCCCTCAATAAGAAGGGAAAAAGTTTATATTATTCCTACAGATAGACAATTTAGTATTGGCCCAACTAATGGAAAAATAAATTAAAGGAGGAAAGTAATGGGAAAAGATTTTACTGAATATGAAAGAGCTTTAAAAGATTTTCAAAAAAAGCCTCTTGTTCCAAAGAACAAAGAGTTTAATATTTTTCCTCCAAAATCAGATATAAAGAAATCTGAAGATCAGGAATCCTCTGTCCTACCAGCAGCTTTGAAATTGAGTATGAGGAAGAAGGCACTAAATATAGGTGAAGTTTATTCTTATGAGGACCTTTCCGATGAGGGTTATGATTTTATAGAAGAGGAAAAAGTTGGTGGTGAAGTAACTTTAATGCATATCACTGGGGATAGTCCAGATTATATTGCAAGATGCATAAAGATACTAATACCTGGAGAGGATGCTCGTTTTAAAATATTGAAAGAAATAAAACCGGAAAAAGAATCCTCTACTAAAAATACTAAAAAATTTGCTATTAATGATAAAATTATAACTTTGACAAATATTCCTGCAAAAATTGTAAAAGTTTCAGGCAATCTTGTATTTTGGGTTTCTGAAGATAGAAAGGATTTCGGTTCTGATTTTGTAGAAAGTGTTAGATTAAAGGAATAAAATATAAACTTAGGAAATCTAATATGAAAAAAGTTATCTTAACAAAATATTTTTCTTCTCCTGGAAAGCTTGGAATGTGTGTTAACTGCAATCACAAAAACTGCCAGAATTGTAGTATGGGTTCAGTTTTTCCTGAAGTTATTCATAAATATGCTTCGGATATGCAAAAGATTTCTCCTTACAATTCAGACTTTCGTTATTGCCGCTTCCGTGCCATAGGTAATTTGTGTGTGGACGGCCCAAATTGTAATTTTGATGGATTTCCTTATTCTGAATTTACTGATACTCGCTCAGGATATGGTTATACTTCCTTTATAAACAAACATGCTTTTGTAGAACATCAAAGCGACAATATTGAAAAAAGTATTGGAACTTTGCTTGGAGCTTATTTAAATAGATTTGATACTAGCAAATATGGACGAGAATGGAGCGAATTGACCTCGGAAGAAAGAATAGATATTCTTAACAACAGAAAACCAGAAGAAGATGGTAGTATCGAAGTGCTGATGGCTGTTGACGCTAAATTATCTCCTTCTATCGCGCGCATGGTGGACACCGACACTGAAGTGGGTTGTAGTATGGGAACCAATATCGAGTACTCCGACTGCAGCGTGTGTGGTAATAGGGCGAGGTTCGAGCACGAGTACTGCAACCATGTTGCATTCTCAAAAGGATCTACAGTTTTAGTTCCTGCGAACCAAATTCGAAATTTATTAAAAGAAGGAAAGCTTCACCCAGAGTGGTTAAAATGGGTTCTTAAGCGAGAGGCAGATCAAAGAGAAGTTTTAGAAGGAAAAACAAGTAGGATGATAACTGCTTCAGTATTTGAAATTAATTATGGACTTTCGTTTTTTGAATTAAGCGTTGTTGCAAATCCAGCTTATATCAGAGGTTATAAGTTAGAAAAAATTGCATCATTACTTAAAAAAGGATTTCAAGAATTATTACCTCTTGTAAAAGTTGGAGATGAGGAAGTTGAAGTTCATGTAGATGTAACTAATGAATATTTTAGTTCTTCTACTACAAAAATGGCAAAAGAAATTAATAAGGATTTTGATAAATGGGCAGATTTAGAAAAGGTTGCTTATTTAAGGAATGGAGATATTGCTAAAGAAGCTTTAAGAACTAATCAAATAAAAAAAGTATATGTGGAAACTGAAAATAGATCAAAATTTGAAAAAATTGGTGCTAAATTTATATCTATGAGTAATCCTTCTTTTGTTCAAATGGAGAATCCGGAGGTTTTATTAAATTTGACTTTTGCTGAAAAAGAAGACTTTGTGAAATTTGGCGCTATGGAATATAAAAATACTGGATTAGATTTAACGGATGTTCACGATTTTAATATTCTTATATCTCAGCAAGGAAAACAACCTCAAGAATTAGTTGATGCCATGTATGAAATGGCAGGGAGAGATGAAAAAAAATTACGTGACATTAGTGATTATATAAAAATGTTACAAATTAAATATAAAGTTGTTCCACGAAAATATGATGAATTTGAACAAAAAATAATAAAAGATAGAGGAGGTAAAGAGATGATTCAAAAATTTGCTGCAATTACTGAAACAGATGTGCGGCAAGATTCCGATTTTATGAAAAAGATTGATCAACTTTCGAATGATGCTCAAGAGAAGTTTATAGGTGCTTATGCAGGAGCTTACAATTATAAAGTCGGGGAAGGAGCATCTGCTGATGAAGCAAAGGAATATGCCGCTAGAACTGCATGGAGTAAAGTTCCGGGGGGTCAAAAAGAATCTGTATTAGTTGGATTGTTTGTGAAAAAAGCTTCTCGTTGGACTCGATTAACTTCTACAGACGAACAAGAGGAATCTGTTACAATAGTTGGAAAAGCTGCAGATACGGCAGGACATTCAATTGTTGGCGGAACTACAATAGGAAAAGCTCCTCAAACTGTAATATTGGATTTAACACACCAAGGTGGAGAAATAAGAGTTGAAGCTGAAGGAGAAATTGAAGTTTTTGGTGAAGATATGACAGGTTATGATGAAGAAAGTATTGTTGAAGTTATAAAAAGAAATATGGAAACTAAAGAATCTTCGAAAAAAGCAGTATATGACGGTCTTCCATCTACGGCTGAAGATATAAAAGATGAAGGAATTAAAATAGAAAAAACCGAGCTTAAAGCTTGGGAAGAAATGTCAGAAAAAGGAGAGGATATGATTGATAAAGAGAAAAAATCTCAACCGCATGGAGTTATCTTTCTTGAAGATTCAGTATCCGCATCTAAAGTTGTGAGAGATACTTTACAGGCGGTAAGGGAGTTACGAAAACAAGTAAAAGCTACTATTGAAGTATTAGCTGGTGAACTTCCTCCTGGTTTGAAAGAATATATGGAAAAGAAAAAGGAGGAAAAAGGAGAGCCTGGGATAAAGCCTGAAGTAAAGCCTGGAGAGAAGAAAGAAGAAGAGGAAAAACCTGGGGAAAAGGTGGAAAAGAAACCTGAGGAAAGACCCGAGCTAAAGCCTGAGGAAAGGGTGGAGAAGAAACTTGAGGAAAAACCAAAAGCTCCAGAGAAAGTGCAAGAGGTCTTAAAAAATACTATTGAGGATTTAAAAGTGGTTAATAAAGACCTTGAAGTGGCTGAAGAAAAACTTGAGGAAAAAATTGGAAAACCTCTTAATGAGGTTCTTAAAGGTGCTCGTAGATATAGCAGGAATTTAAAAATTGCTGTTGAAGAGACCTTAAAAGAAGTAAAGCCTATTATTGAAGATGCTCAAGAAGCTATTGGAGATGCTCAGGAAATTATTAAAGATACCATCATGGATTTAAAAGGAGGTCCTGAGAAACCTAAAGAAAAATTCGAAGAAAAACCTAAAGAAACACCTACAGAAGGAGGTGAAAATGTGACTAAAAAATTAGAAGAAGTTGTTTCCAATGTTGAGAGTATTAAAAGAGCTCATGATCAGTTGGTTACAATTTTTGGAGAAAAGAAGGAAGCTACTTCCTATCCACCGACTGGAGCTAAAGATCCAGGAGATTATGGAGAGCCTCCAGTTGAAAAAGAATTATCTACTTGGAAGGGATTTAATCAGGAATATGAAAAAATGAAAGGTAAAGAGGAAAGAACTGAATTTGATACTCCTGAGGGAAGAGTAGATTTGTTGACTGGAATTGTTGCAAAGTTGTTTGTTAGTCAAGAGAAAAGAGGAAGTTCTTATTGGTTAATTACAAGAACAGGTAATGATTTTGCAGTTAAATCGGCTTTTGTGGACGTTGCAGGAAAAGATAATCAAACTGATGAAAACTTTAAGAAATTCTGTTCCAATTCCTACAAGTTGCAAATTCTTAAAGCGGTATCTACAATCGGGCTTGATAATACTCGAAGAGAGATGTATGGTAGTTGGGTGAAAGTTATGACAAAGAAAGCAGCTGAATTTGTAGGCAAGCCAATTAAGGAGGTTCCGAAAGGTGAATATGATACTCACGAGAAAGATAAAAAGTCGGGAGATCCTCGGAAAGGAGTAGAACCTACTGATGTAAAAGCAGGTGTCAATGAAAAATCTTATTATTCTGAGGCTTTTGGTGATCCTGGATATGCTGCACAACTTGTTAAGCAGAATAAAGATTTAAAGAGAAAAGTGCAAGCATTGGAAACTGAGAAGGTTGCTGATGCTCTTGCGAAGAGGGCGGTTGATTTAGCTCGAAAAGCAGCTGCAGTTGGTGCAATTCCATTTGAAGCAGATGCTATTACGGAGCAAGCAAAGGATTATGCATTACTTGATGAAAATGCTTTTGAAGCTGTTGAAAAAACTTTAGATTCTCTTCCAGTTGTAAACTCTAAAGCTTTACATGCATATCAAATTCCTGAAGCAGAAAATGTCAATAGTGGGGTTGTATATGATGCAACAGATTCTGTTAGAAAAGAGAGGATTGAGGGAAAACATCCAGATTTGTTAAAGGTTGATAATATGAACAAGGATGTTGTAGATAATGCAAAATTATCAAAAAAGAAAGCCGATTTTGATCCAACTATACCTCCGGTAAAAGACAGATCTAGGTTTGATGAAGTTCATGTTGATGAGCTTGAGATAGAACCAGAGCTTGAAGAATTAGAGGAATTTGGACCTGAGGTTAACGCTGATATGAAAGCGAGAATTAGAAAACAAGCAAATGTTGTGCCTCAGTTAAATCGACATACTACTGATTTAGAAGGAACAAAAGTTCCAGACTTTACAAGTAGATTTACAACTCCAGGAAATGTTCTTAGGAGAAAGGGGCTTAACTATCCACCCCCAGTGCATTACCATAATAGGTAATAATTCGTTAATCGTTTAAACCTTATTAGGAGGTGAAATTTTAATGGCAAAGTGTACTAGATCGGGATATTTTGGTTGGGAGGAATCCCTAAAAATTTCTGGTTCGTTTGGGTTAGCAGCTAATCACACTATGGGATGGACTCCAGGAATTAACTGGATTCCGGGACAATGTTTTAAGTTAGATGCTGTTGATTCTACATATGCTATTTTATGCGATACTATGGGCGAACAGATTTATGGTATTGTCATAGATGATGATACTGAATTGGCTCAACCGCCTGCGGCTGAAAAGGTTACTATTTTACATGGACATAGTTTAGTAACTATTGATCATACTGCGGAGACTGCAGCTGGAACTGTTACTGCTGCATATCTTGCTTATGAGAAAGCTTCGGTTGAGGCAGGAAGTCCTATGAATTTACTTTATACCAATTCGGTTGGTAAATTGTCTACTACAGCGTCGGGTAGTGCAAACAGACCTGCTGGATTTATAGTTCAGGTTCCAGCAGCAGTTAATAGCTACACCTTGAGATTTATCTTGTTTGGATAATATTCGTTAATCGTTTAAACCTTATTAGGAGGTGAAATTTTAATGGCCTTCAAAGCAAAAGCAAGTTCGTATCCACCTGGATTTAGAAAAGAAGCTCCCAAAAGCGGTTTTGCAGTAAAGAAAGGGGATTTTACGGAATTAGATCCCTATAATATTCACAATACTGCTGATGAGAGTGAACAAATTTGGACTTTGCTACAGACAGAGGCTGGAAGGTCTGCCCTTGGTGCCCAGATAGTATAATCGCTGTCTGGTAATTCTACTATATGCTGGAACACCCTGTTAAGCTTACAATACCAAAGAGTAATAATTTGTAAGATAGGGGCAATCAGCAGGAAACCTAAAATGTTTATTAAAGAACAACGAAAAAGAATTTTAGAAATAAGACAACAACGATTATCTCCAGATATTATGGGGGCGGTTGTAGGTACTGCTTTAGGAGATGGGTGTTTGCAAAAAATTCGTTCTGGTAATTATTGTTATTTGAAATTGGGGCAGAAATCAAGACAGTATTTACAACATAAAGTTCAAATATTACATTCGATTTTTTTGGATAAAGAAATAATGGTTTGGAGAGATCGTGCAACAGGGAATGAATATTTCCACCTTAATTCTGTATCTCATTCGGATTTATTTTATTTATGGGAATTGATGTATAAAAATGGACAAAAAATTGTGACTAAAGAAATATTAGATATGCTTACGATTGCTGGGTTTGTATTATGGTTTTGTGATGATGGATATTTTAATAAAAAATCTGAGCAATATTTTTTGTCTACCTGTGCTTTTACTCTTGAGGAACAAAAACTAATAAGAGAGCATTTGTTTAAAAAATTAGGTCTTTATACATCAATAATTAAAAATCAGAAATGGTGGAAACTTTATTTTGCGAGAAGAACTCGAGAAAGGTTAGAAGATTATTTATTAACCTATACACCTCCTTGTATGCAATATAAGATTAGGAATCCTCAGAGACTATACGTGGAACAATCGAAAGATTGAAGATATAGTCCGAGCTATATGGAAACATATAGAGGTTGACAGAAATGATCAGCCCTACGTAATCTATTACGTAGTAACAAGTTAGGGCGATACCAATCAGGGAAACTTTAGATTACCAAGGCATGGCCAGAAGGTTTTTTGAGATCGATGTATTAGCACAAGGACAAATTGCGCGTTACGATCGTGACATCGCAGGTTTTGCAACTACTGTTGCAAAGCGTGGTGAAATTATTGATTTTATCGTTGAGGGAGATTATGTTGAGCCTAAGACTTGGGAGATTTTCGCTCCTGAGGGAATTAGGTTATCTGAAATCCAACAGCGTAGGTTCAATGTTTTAGATCGTATGCAAGAGAAGATTAGGATTCATGTTCAGTTAGAGGAAGATACTCAGTTTTTGGCTTTAGCGTTAGCTACTGTTTTAGCAAATACTGCTAACAATCCAATTGTTACCAGTACGACTGGTCTTAACAAAGATTTTCTAAATGAATTGGCGGCTACTGTTCAGGATCACGATTTACCTGCGTATGCATTTTTAATGAACATGAAGTCTTATTCTCATATTAGATCGTGGCAAAGGGATGACGTGGATCCAGTAACTCAAAGAGAAATTATGCAAACTGGCTTGATGGGTTCTATTTGGGGAATTGATATTATCGTTTCTCGATTAGTTCCTGCAAGTACAGTATATTGTTTCTCTGAACCGAGATTTACTGGAGTATTACCTATTCGTACTGATTTGATTTTAATGCCGGACGATGAGCCAAAAAGAGCACTCATCGCATATGTTGGTTATGAGGAAATTGGAATGCTTATAGTTAATGCAAATTCAGTTGCTAAGGGTACCTTCACTGGTAGAATTCCTTGTCCATGTGCTTCTTAATTGAAGTAGATTAAAAATAAAGGTAGGTGTGAGGAGCAATCCTCCACCTTCCTTTATAAATAAGGAGTGGTGTGATGATTAGAAAAAATAAAGAGGAGGAAAAATCGGGTGAATTTTTAATAAGAGAAACAACTGAAAATTTAAACCAATTAAACAAAGTAATGGAAAAATTACGAGCTCGATTATTTACGCTTGCAGAAGCATCATTACCAGATGTGCAAGCAAGTTCATTTAAAAAAGCAATAAAAGATTATACATCAGAGTCTTGGAATGAGTTAACTAAGCTTATTTGTATATTAGAAGATAATATTAAAGAGTAAGGAGGAGAAAAATGAAGAAAAATTTAAGTAAAGTAGTTGCTGCTGAGGGTTATACAGTTTTGATTGAGGTTGGAAATAGGAGTCTACAAGTAACACAATTTGAATCAGTAGATTTAGCAGAATTTTTTACTCCAGAGGAAATTGAGAAATCTGCAAGTGTAAAAACAAGCTTCCAGAACGGATGGCTTGTTTTTTATAAAGGACAAAAATTACCAAAAAAGCCAGAGTCAAAAATTAATATTCCGAATATGAAAGTTGGAAAAGGTCCTTCTTCTGTAAATTATAAGGTTGTTGAAAAGAAACACGAAGGTAGAAAATCTGATATTGATTTTGAAATTGGTGTAACTGATAAAACGAAAGAAATGATTAAAACCGCCCAAGATACACGTAAACAAAATATTGCAAAAGAAAAAGAAGAATTAGAAAAGCTCCGAAAGAAAGAATTAGAAACTGACGCTGTTATAAAGGCAGGTAAAGTAGACATTCCTGAAATAACGCTCGTTCGAGTAGATGGGCAAGAAATGCCACTTGAAGATTTTAAAGCGCCTAAAAGTGGGAAGAGGTCAGTAAAAGAAACAGCACCTAAGGTTAATATACACCAAAAGAAAATTAAAAAGAATGGAAAGAGAAAATCTGTAATTAAAACAGGAGAATAATTTAATTAAAAATATAGGAGTTTAAATGGTATATTATGCTCGTAGAAGATTTGAAAATTTTGGGGATGACGAAAACAAAGTTGATGCTACAGTATCTGGATCATGGACACTATTTGGACTTGCGGAAGATACAGATCATGTGATTCGTTTTCAAGGAATTCTATGGGACGGAACAGGTGGAGATTTTTTAACTTTAAGAGATAAATATGGAAATGTGATCTACTATACAACTAATGCATCTCCAATGTTAAAACCGGATGTGTTATCCTCGTTTATAACTGTGAGATTACCTATTTATTATTTAACAAATGAATTGAGCTCATCTATCAGAATTTTTGGGGAATATGTGTGATAAAAGGAGCTTAAATGAAGAAAAAAGCTGCTAAAAATGATCGGTGGCAAGGGATGATTGAAGAGCGCACGGGATATTTGGTGAGAACTATAAAAGAAATCAAAGAAGTTACCGAAAAACTTCATGAAAATGTTGATAAGAAATTTGAAGAATTAAAAGGTTGTGTTGATGAAAAGTTTGAAAAACACAATACACACCATGTAAATGTAGAAAAAAAATATAATAAGTGGTTTCTTATGATAGGAGCTTTAGCAGTGGGTAGTTGTTTATCTAATCCTGAAAGTTTAAAATTTGTATGGACTTTGTTAGTAAGATTTATTGGAATGTTTTAAGGAGATTTAGTTGATTTGGTATAATAATTTTCCAGAAGAATCTGGTAGTTTATCAAGTTTGCCTATAAGAGAAAACTTTGATTTTCTGAAAGTAGGACTGGATGTTCACGCTTCTAGTTCTGCTAATCCACATTCTACTACATTGGATCAAGTGTGCGAAGTTGGTGCAGAAACAGATGTTACAATTACTGTAACTGCATCTGGCTCAGTTGTAAAATCTTTAAGAGTACAAAATAATGAATTAGTAGGTGGAAATTTAGAAGTAAAAGGCAATATTTTAGCTGATAGTTCAGGATCAGTTTTAAAATCATTAAGAGTGCAGAATAATTTAAATATTGGTGGAGAATTATTTACTACTAATACAGGTCAAACAACAATTCAGTCATTGGGGGGGTTGTCATTTGGTTGTAATAATGGATATATCCATTTTTATTCAAGTGCTGGTAGCTCTATGTATTTTGACTGTGGCAACATTTTTTGGTGGAGAGATAAGGATGCAGGTAATGCAAATAGAATGTCCCTTGATTCAGCTAATGGAAATTTGTGGGTTGATGGAGATTTAAGTGCAGACGGTAATGTAAATCTGAATGTAGATTATTCTAATGTTGATGCTGTAATAACTTTCTGTAAACCTACTTCTGGGTATGAAACCCTGATATGGGATAAAACAGATTTAAGGTTTGATTTTAGTAACAATTTGTATATAAATGGAACTATTGAAGTTTCTGTTTCAGGTTCAGTATTAAAATCTTTGAATGTTGTAAATGATTTACAGGTAGGTGGTAATATAATTGGTAATGTTGTTACTACAGATACTTTAGATGATGTATGTGAAAGAGGAGCAGAAACAGATCAACCAATAACAGTTACAAGTTCTGGATCTGTTGTTAAATCTTTAAGGGTTCAAAACAATGAACAGATAGGAGGGAGTTTAGAAGTAGAAGGTGAAGGACGATTTGATGGGGATATTTATGTAAATTATGATTATTCTAACGCGGATGCTATTTTATATTTTGGCAATCCTGATCCTGGTACACAAACTTTTAGATGGAATAAAACCTATAGTATATTTGAACTTAGCCATGATTTGAAGGTTACTGGAGTTCTTTATGCGACTGGGGATGTTTTGGGATTAAATACAGCTGCTGCGGCTGTGGATCCTAAGATTGAATTTTATAAAACTTCTGGACATGAGGAATTGAAATGGAATAAAGATACGTTGAGGTTTGAATTTAGTAATAATTTATATATAAATGGAACTATTTTATCTGCAAGTTCAGGTTCAGTTGTAAAATCTCTGAGAGTCCAAAATAATGCGTTGATTGGTGGTAATTTAGAAGTAAAGGGAAGTTTAATTGGTGATGTATTTACTAAAACTATAATTCTTCCAATAGAAGCTGCTACTCTTCCTGATGGCACCGCTGGTAATTTAGCAGCAACAATAGAAAGAGTAAAATCTTCAGCAGGTGCCCCGAGCCCTCATTTTATGAGAGCATGGTTCAATTCTACTACTGATAGTTTCTTATATTGGTCGTTTAGAATGCCCGCAGATTATGGAAGTGGCCTAACAGCTAAAATTCAATATACAATGCCAGTAGCAACGAGTGGTTCAGTTGTTGTTGGAGTTGCTTTGATGGCTGTAACTCCTGGAGATGCTCAAGATATATATGCAGATGCTATGGGAACAATAAACAGTGCGACGGATACTGTTCCAGGAACTGTTGGGTATATGAAAGAAATATCAATTTCTCTTACAAATACAGATAGTTTAGTAGCTGGAGACTTTGTGGTTTTATATTTAAGTAGAGATGCTAATAATGCATCTGACACTGCAAAAAATGATTTAGATGTAGTTGCATTTAGTTTAGAATATACTCCAGCATAAGGAGGATAAGTGGCAGTAGATATTAGTGCAAATAATTATTTTGCAAAAGATGTTAATGCAATTGCAGCTCTTCCTATAACTATGTCCGGGTGGATAAAAATTGATACCGGTCCATTAGATGGAAATAGTGGTTTGCTTAAAAGATTTTTAGCGGGAGGCGGCTCTTTAGTAAAGAATTGGAATTATGGTTTGGGGTTTAGTTTGGGTACTCCAACAGATGTAAATGTGGGTTATGGAGATGGAACAAGTTATAAGTATAATCTTTTCGATGTAAACCTTGCGTTAAATATGTGGTATTTTCTTTGTGGAGTAATCACTTCAACTTATCTTTATTTGACGGTAAATCAAACTCTTTATAGTGTTGCAAAAACAGCTTTAACTCCTAAATCTGGTCCAGATTATACTTGCATGCTTGGAGGTATTGAGGGCAGTCAAATTGATGGAAAGATATCTGAGGTTGCTCTTTGGAATGCTCAATTGACTACTGCTGAGATTAACCAGTTATATGTAGCTTTTAGAAAGGGTTTACCTTTGATGATTCAATCAACTAAGTTAGTAGCTTACTATCCAGGGGATGACTGGTCTGGTGGAGTGGTAGCTACAGGATCTATCAAAGATAGAGGACCGAACGGCAATCATATAGATGTAGTTGGTTCTCCAAAGGGAATAGGCGGTTGTTTAAGTTACCCAGGAAGAGTGATAATTGTTTAAAATAGAAATAAAATAATTAAAAGATAGAGGAGGTATAAAATCGTGACAGCAAATTTTACTTTTAACGAGTACTCCGACGCAGGGGCAACAGAAACTGTTAATATTTCTAACTTGAATTTTGGTTCTGTTGATTCTCCAAATCTTGTGCCAGTTACTTATCCAATTAAAGCCAGTGAGAATTCTTTTGAGAAATACATTAAAGGTGCATTTAGTGGTTCCTTTACGAGGGTGGAACATATAAAGTTGTGGAAATCTTTAGGAACTTATGTGACTGGTGAAACTTGTCAATTTTCTGGCTCTGTTACTTATGTGCAACCTACAGAAGTAGATGCTGGAGATCCCGCTATTCCAACTTCTGAACCAGGAGTTTATAATGTAGGAATTGGTGGAGATATTAATGGTTATATTGATGGTCCTTTGGATTCAGGGTATAGTGGAAAGACAGACTACATGCGCTTTCAATTGTTGACTACTGGAGCAACGCCAGGCGGCCCGGTCAACCAAAAAACTTTCACACTCCAATATGACGAACAGTAAGAATATCAAACAGTTATAAGACAAAGTTAATTTTTTAAAATCTAATTTAAAAGAGGAAATAAAAGTAATGAAGAAACTTAATAGAAAGAAACAATTAGAAAAAGCAATAAATTTAGCAAAAAAGAAAAATTCAAGGGTATTGGATGTAACGGGTGGCCTTCCTCTTCCTGGATGTTTTAAAATGAATGATATTCTTTGTGATTTTAAAACAGGAGAAACCCAAGAAGTTATTTATATAAAACCCCAACAAGTAAAGTGAATTTTAAAGGAGGAAAGTTATGTTAAAGTGGAGAGCATATTTTAGAAATCAACATGTTTTGGAACAATATAGTGATAGCGGAAAAGAGCGTCTATTCAGGGAAGTTTTGGATAGACAAAATGAGTTAGAACGACTTGAGTTAGTAGAAGATGGTAAGATTTATTCAATCAATTTGCTAGATGGGAGTTTTTATATTACTGGGGTAAGGTTAAATTTAATTACGGAGGCTGAATTAGGAATACCTCTTCGAAATGCAAAATATAGAATCATTTACTATAAAAGAGTCCAACGGGAAGTTTCTGGAGTTAATGTTGGCTCTCCTAAAATTATATGTTACTTGTTGGGCTGGCAGTCGACTGCGAATGGAAAAAATATACAGAGAATTTTACAAATTTACCCAACAGGTGAAATATTTTTACAAACAAAATAGTTAATTAATTAAGTAGTTAAACAAATAACCCAATTTAATGGGTTTAAAAGGTTAATACAATGACTAGTATTTACATATGGGATTATGGTTACTGGGACGACACCATTAGAATTTGGGATGGAACTGTTGAAGCAAAACAACAAACAATTGTTTCAAATGCTAATATTGAAGTTACTAAACAGCAAACGGTTCAATCTGACGCTAATATTGAAGTTGTAGATATACAAAAAACAATTGTTTCAAATGCTAATATTGAAGTTACTAAACAGCAAACGGTTCAATCTGACGCTAATATTGAAGTTGTAGATATACAAAAAACTATTGTATCCAATGCTAATATTGAGATTGTAAACATTCAAAAGACAATTGTATCTAATGCTAATGTTGAAACTGTTGTTCAAAAGACTATTGTTTCAGATGCTAATATTGAGACTGTTAACATTCAAAAGACAGTTTTATCTGATGCTTATGTTTCTATTGTGGGACAACAGTTTATTGTTTCAGATACTAATATTGAAAAGGCTGTTCAACAATTAGTTCTATCAAATGCGAATATTGAAAAAGTTGATATTCAACAGTTTATTGTATCTGATACTAATATTGAAACTGTAAACATTCAAAAGACTATTGTATCTGGTGCAAATATAGAAACTGTAGATATACAAAAAACAATTGTATCTGATACTAATGTAGAGATTGTAGATATACAGAAAACAATTTTATCTAATGCTTGCGTTTCTGCGATAGAACAGCAATTTATTACTTCAAATGCTAATGTTGAAACTGTAGATATACAGAAAACAATTGTATCTGATACTAATGTAGAGATTGTAAAACAGAGAATAGTTACTTCAGATGCTAATGTTGAAAAAGTTGATATTCAAAAGGTAATTGTATCTGATGCTTATATTTTTGTTGTAGGTCAACAGTTTATTGTTTCAGATACTAATGTAGAAACTGTTAACATACAACAAACAGTTTTATCTAATGCTAATGTTGAAACTGTTAACATTCAAAAGACTATTGTTTCAGATGCTAATATAGGAGTTACTAAACAACAGGCAATTCAATCTAATGCTAATATTGAAACTGTCAATGTTCAAAAGACAATTGTATCTGATGGTAATATTGAAAAAGTTGATATTCAGCAAGTAATTGTTTCAGATGCAAATATTGAAATTGTTGATGTTCAGCAGATAATTGTTTCAGATGCTAATGTAGAAAAAGTTGATATACAGAAAACATTTCAATCTAATGCTAGTATTGAAATTGTAGGTATACAAGAGATACTTGTTTCAGATGCTAATATTGAAAAAGTAAATATACAACAGTTTATTGTTTCAAATGCTAATGTAGAGACTGTAAATGTTCAACAATTGCTTGTATCTAATGCAGATGTTGAAACTGTAAGTATTCAAAAGACAATTGTATCTATCGCTAATGTTTCTGTAGTAGAACAACAATTTATTACTTCAAATGTTAATGTAGAGATTATAAATGTTCCACAGTTAATTGTATCTGATGTTAATATTGAAAAAGTTGGTATTCAAAAGTTAATTGCGTCTGATGCTTATGTTTTTGTAGCTGGTCAACGGTTTATTGTTTCAGATACTAATATTGAAATAGTTGATATTCAAAAGACAATTGCTTCTAATACTAATATTGAAACTGTAGATATACAGAAAACAATTATATCTGATGTTAATATTGAAACTGGCAACATTCAACAATTAGTTATAGCAAATGCTAATGTAAAAAAAGTTAATATTCAGAAAGTAATTGTTTCAGATGCTAATGTAGAAAAAGTTAATATTCAGAAAGTAATTGTTTCAGATGCTAATGTTGAAATTGTAAAACAACAAACTATTCAGGCAAATGTTAATATTGAGGCAGTTAAACAGCACCCAATTGTATCTAATACTAATGTAGAAATTGTAAATGTTCAAAAGACAATTGCTTCTAATACTAATATTGAAACTGTCGATATACAGAAAACAATTATATCTGATGTTAATGTTGCAAAAACACAACAACAAGTAATTGTATCAGATTCTGATATTAGAAAAGAAAATGTTCAACAAGTAATTGTTTCAGATGTTAATGTTGAAATTGTTGATATTCAGAAGATAATTACTTCTGATGCTAATATAGAAAAAGTTGATATTCAAAAGTTAATTGTATCTGATGCAAATGTAAAAGGAAAGGTTCAAAAATCAATTGCATCTAATACTAATGTAGAAATTGTAAATGTTCAAAAGACAATTGTATCTGATACTTATGTTTCTGTTATAGTTCAACAGTTTATTGTTTCAGATGCTCATGTTATAGGAGTAAAACAACGGACTATTATATCGAACGCTTGCATTTTAGGAAAAGGACAAGGAGAAATTATTAGTACTGATCAAAAATCTTATATTCAACCTGGATATCCTAATTCTTACGTTGAAACAAAAAGCGTTCGAAGTTATATTGATTCAACAAACAAAGAAAAACATATTGATCCTTATGATGATTAAAATTATTAAAATTAGGAGGTGATTTTTATCCAATTTATATTTAAAGGCCAAACAGAAAGAATTTGGGCAGAATTTAAAGATGCCACGTTTCATTTAATTGACCCTTCAGGATCTGTAAATGTAAATATTATGTATCAAGATGGAACGTATCAAATTGTTGGAGGGACAGGAGTAAGAGATTCTATTGGTCTTTACTATCTCACAATTACTCCAAATGCAAGTTGGAAATTTGGATATTATGGTGCTTGGTGGTCGGGGTGGATAAATGGAGTTTATACAACTCAGGATGTACCAAATATTTTTAAATTAAAAGATCCAGCTGAGGCAATTGTTGAAGGTGTTTTATTAGATGCTATGCGATCAAAATTATATATGCATTTAGATGCTGGTGGATATAGAAATAAATACTTAAGCAATAGGGAAATGTTAGATTTTCTACAAAATGGATTAGATTGGTTTAATGCTGAGCCTCCATTAGTGACTGCTTTTAGTTTTGTGAGTTTACCACAGCAGTATTATAGAGTTGTAGAATTAGGTGCGATTATTCATGCTTTAATCGGTCTCGAAATTTTAGAGGCGGGTAAGCATTTTTCATATAATGATAATGGTATAAGTATTACAAGAGATAGATCTGGTAAATACTTATCTATTTATCAATCATTAATACAAGCATATTCAGAAGAGTTAAGAAAAATAAAACAAATGTATGCCTTTAATAATTTTGGAATGAGAGGATTATTTAGTTCAACTGTTGGTTTTCCTAGATCGCTCAGTCGTGCCCTCAGAGGCGCCTCGAAGTTCTCAGGAGGAATTTAATATATGGAGTTATACTAAATGCCAATAACAGAGTCATCTGATCCTTTACAATTAGATGAGGAATTATATAGGGAATGTAATCTTGGTCTAGATCGAGAAATAGTTGCTTATATTTTGGAATCGCACGCCCTACAAATTCGTATAGGTGGTGAACCGTTTCATTTATATCAACGAATGACATCTGGTAGTATAGTGACTGGAACTATTTTGTCTTGGGATCAAACTTCTCCACAATATATGAAAATTATGTGGAGCCCAGGAAATTCAAATCATCCTGATTTGAGAAGTTATACTGGAAGTGGTAGTGGAACTTTTCAGGCATATGAAAATGGTGTTCTTTTAACAAGGGTTTTAAGTCAGAGTGATATATTGTATAATAATGAATTTACCCTTGAAAGAATAGTTGGCACTGGAGTTTCTACAAAGAGACAAGTCCGATTATGGCTGAATTCAGGATATACTCCTGGAACTATTACTTATTCATATAATGTACGATGTGAATGTGTAAGTCCAGATACGAATCAACCGGATATGAATTGTGTTATATGTTATGGGACTGGATTTCCAGTTGGATGGATTAAATATACTTGTGATGCTGATGAATACAAACCACAGAATACAATAATAGTGAGAGTTCCAAAAACTTCATTTCGAATTACATTTGATAGTGAAGGACTTGTTAAGAGAGAGGTTAATAAACATTGGACTTTATCATCTCCTTATGTTTACAACTATGATTTAATAGTGGGAACCATTGGCAAAAATAAAGAAATGGTTTACGAGGTTGTGAATAAGACTGATAGTTATTTTAGAGGAATTTTTTTACATCAGGAATTTGAAACAATTTTATTGGAAGAAACTGATGTTAGGTATAGAAGGGTAGCAACGCTTTAAATATAAGGAAGAATAAGTGAGATATTCTCAAACAAAAGATATTATACATTACTTTGTCGATTCTTTCCGAAAAGTATTTAGTAGTTCTAATGTTTGGTTAAATGAGGAGAGAGAAGTTGTAGAAATTAAAGAAGGGGATGTTCCAAAAGTATATGATCATCAACCTAGAGAACCAGAAGATTATCCGTTAATTGTTATTGAAGGAAGAGGAGGTCCTCTTGATTTTTGGGGGATTGATGATTTTGTTGATAACTTATGGATATCCGAAAGGATGGGAACAGTTCCAAGGAGTTATGTAGTTTTGGGAGATGATTATAGTCAGGCTTTTGGAGTAAAAGTTTCTGAATTTTTAAAATTAAGAGATATTGGTATTGCTATAAGATATGGTAGTAGATTAAATAATGATATTACTGTTACTTTTTCATCGGCAAGTAGTGGAATACCGGGAACAGCACTTGCCTCGGGAACGATTGAAGCATTTGATGATACAGATTTTAAATGGAAATGGGTGGAATTAAATCCACCAATAGTTTTAGCTCCAAATCAATTATATTATGTTGTATATGAAACATCGAATGATTGTATCTATTATATTGCAAAAGATACAAATCCTGATTTAAGTTTAACACCATATCCTTATTGCGCGAATAAATATGGAGGTGGTGGTTGGAATGTATCTTCAAGTTCCACTTTGTTAGCAGTTATTCAAGGGCCTGTGTATAAACGTTTAGGAGGAGGAATTCAGGCTAATTTATCTTTGAGAATTGAGGCAAAAGATATACACGTTATGCATTCAATTGAGGATATTGTTTTTATGTATTTAAATGCTCTTCGACATTCTAATTTGAAACGAAAAGAAGCAATAACATATCCGCCTACTTTAAATATGGAATTAGCGGGAGCGAGTGATATGACTGATGTTGGGATTCGTATTATAAATATTTCAAAAGGAGACGAAAATGTGAGAGAGAGAGGAAATGATAGAATATTTTCAATTATGTTCTCTGTTGAAACTTACTCATACTGGGCAGAGGATTTTGAAGTTGATACTTTGAAAAAGATAGTTCCAAGTACAACAAATTTTGAATAAAAAAAATAATTTAGAAAATAAATTAGTGAAGGAGGTTTAATATGATGACATATCAGGCACCCGGGGTGACCGTTGAAAGTATTATAAGTCAACGAGTAATTAGTATTTCTGAGGAGGCAAGAATACCAGCTATTATTTCTACAGGTCCTAGTATAAGAACAGTAATAGATGAACCAGTTGAACGTGCTGCTAGTTCAGGTTCTTCAAATGTAGATTATTTATTGCATTATGGAGTAACCGTTACACAAGTTGCTGCTATTCCAAATGTTTCTGGGAGTTATTCTAACTGGAGTGGACATTGGTCTTATGGGGCGGGAACAGATGTTAATAATCTCGGATATATTCAATGGGATAGTGGAACTCCTGGTGATGGTCAGCCACGTGAAGGAGAAATTTATTATGTTTCTTATACTTATCCTGTTCCAGCAACACAATTTGATCCTACTTTGTTTGTTGACTCAGATGATGTTAGAGCATTTTATGGAGATGAAGATTTAATAACTGGACAAATGACTATTGCAGCAAATCTTGCTCTAGAAAATGGTGCTCCAGCTGTTATGTGTGTTCAGGTAAGCGGATCTAATGATTCTGATTGGCAAACTGCTTTTAATAAGTTGAAAAAGAAAAAGAACATTGCATATGTTATTCCTATTAGTAATGATGAAACTATACAGGGATACGCTTCCAACCATTGTTTAATTGAGTCTCAACCTTTAATAGGACATGAAAGAGAATGTATTTTAGGAATGTCTTCAGGGTCAGATGTTGATGATCATGTGGCAAGAGCTCAGGCTTTAGAAAGTATTCGAGTTATTTTAGTATTTCCAAGTGAAAATGTATCAAGAGGAGATTTAATTCTTGATGGTACTTATGTTGCTGCTGCAGTGGCAGGTTCTATTTGTGCTCAGGAAAAAGTTGTATCTCCAATAACTGGAAAGGTTCTTGTAGGATTTGCAATTCCAGATGAGGCATATGAACCATATGATATGAACAGATTAGGAGCTAATGGAGTTCTTGTATGTTATAGTGAATCTGGAGTTATAAAAGTTAGACATTCACTTACTACAGATCCGACTTCTGCGACTACTGCTGAAGTGTCTGTTGTTGCAAGTGATGATTATGTAAGAAGAATTACAAGAACGAGATTGGATGAAATGTTTCTTAACAAGGGAATTGTGATAGGTCCTACAACTCCTGGAGCAGTTGAGGAATCTGTAAAAGCAATTTGGAATGCAATGGTTAGGAATGGATTTATTTATGTATATGGGACGAAAACAGATCCTTTGACTGGAGAAGTTCCTATTAAGGCGGTAACAGATCCAGATGAGCCGAGACAAATAAACGTTACTGGAAGTATTCGATATTTGTATCCACTTAACTACATTCGCGTTACTTTTTTCGTCTATATTTAATTGGTTAGTAAATGAAAATTAAAAAATTATCGGAGGTGAACAATGGCGAGATTACCTAAAACAGACAGCGAGGTTTGGTATTCTTACGAGATTACCATAGATGGAGTTCAGGTAGGCACTCTTCGTAGTTTTAATCCAACTCAAACAAGAACTGTTGATATTATTCGTGAAATAGCTACTAACGGTGGTCAAATAAAAGAAATTGTTCCTGGAGTAACAGATTATACGATTCGGTTAGAGAAAGTTAGATTATATAATAAAGCTTTGTTTGACCATTTTGGAATAGTCACCAAGGATATTCAAAATCAGGTTAGAGCTTTGGATATTAAAGAAGCCATACATTTTCCATTAGATGTACCTAATGATTCAATAACAGGTCCTCCAGGATCCGCAGATGGAAATGCTGGAGTTGCTTATTTAAATTATGAGGATTGTTGGATTACTGATTGGGGGAAAACAATAGCAACTGGTGCTATTACAAATGTTGAGACTATGACTGTGAGACCAACAAGAGTTTCATAATTTATAGATTTATAAAAGTAAAAGGAGGTAAAGATGAATTACGGTGAGGTGTTGTCTTATATTACACGGATGGGTAAAACAAAAGTTAAACCCTTCAAAGCTTGGAATGGATCGCAAATAAAAGATTGGGAATTTGAAATTGAATTATTAGATGTTGGGCAGAATATTGAAATTTCAAATGCTGTTGTAAATTTTCCATTAGGGACTATACCATGGATAATTAAAGCTGAGTTGCTTGCACGATGTATTATTAAAATTAATAATGAACCATTTGTAACTCAAGAACAGCTTGATGCTTATAATAAGGAACATAATCTTGATGGTGAAAATGTTGTTTCATTATTGGAATACAAAAAAATTCTTATAAGAAAGTGGGATCAGGTTGTTGTAAATAAACTTGAGGATGAATACAATAGGTTGGATGTCGAGCACCAAACGAGGTTATTAGGAGGCAATATTCCTCCGGAAAATTTACAGGAAAAAGAGAAACAGGAAGCTGAGAAGGTTGTTGAAAAAGTTGCAAAAGAAATAAAGAAGGTAGAGGATTTAAATTTGGCCTCTAATCCTGATCCTGCAGTTACTTCGTTAGAAGCTATTGCTTTTATGAAAAAGAAAGAAGACGAGCAGTAATAAGCTGCTCGCCTTCTACTAGGGAGAATATAATGTTGAGTAAAGAACAGATTAAAGCTGCAATTTTCGAAAATAGATTACCTACAAAAACAATTAAACCCTTTAAAAAAATAGAATGGGATATTTCTTTACGTATTGTTATATCTCCCTTTCCGAACACTTTGGAGGAGAGTATAAAACTCTTGGCGACGGCTCTTGTTTTTCCAAATAAATCACAAAAAGAAAAAGAAATGTTTTTGAAATCTATGAGCTTGTTTGTAATTAATATTCTGTTTAAAAAATATAAAGAATTTTATGATGAGTGGGTTGAAAGTTCAAATAAATTAATTAAAGATATTGTAAAAAATGATAATCGATCTAAATTTGTTTGGGAAATTTCAAAACATGTTGGGGTTGATAAAGTGTTACGTTTGTCAGAATATAATGATTCTCAATTATTGTGGATTTTTTTTAATTTAATGGAAGAAAAAAGAGATAAAAATGAGTATGTAAATGAATTGATTAAGGATGTATTTGAAATGTTGAAACCTTGGTTGGATAAAGATTTATATGCTCATATGAAAGAAGCAGAAGAGAGTAAACGTGAGAACGTTTTGTTTGATGAGCAAACTCAAAATTATCTTGAAGATACTGGAGATAAAGTTGAAGTAGAATATTCGTAACCAACCCTCCTTTTTTGTGTATAATATAATAGGAGGATATATGTGGTTAATTTTAATAATTTGTATAATAATTCTTGACTTATTAGGAAATCGTTGTGAAAACCCTAATGTTGAGAATAACGCGCGTAAAACTTATACAATGTATAATGCTCAAGGGCATAAGTTTAAGATAAATATTAATAAATGATACTTTTTCTTTCCTTTTGTGTATAATATATTGAACAATAAAATATGGAGGTAGTTATGAAACAAGGTGAAGTAAAGAAAGGAATGAAAGTTAGGATTAATGAAAAAGCTCATAATGAAGATTATGGTATTGTTGAGCCTGTAGGAAAAACAGGGACAGTAAGAACTGTTTCTCCTTGTGTTATTGAAGTTAGATTAGATCCGACACCTGAAGTATCAGCATGGCGTCTCTTGTTTAAACCTCAAATGTTGGAACTTCTTAAATAAGTGTTTAAAATGTTTTAGGTAAAAAAAGTTTTATTATGTAATACCCAAGCTTTAAACAGAATTTTAAAAGCAGGTGACTTTATAGTTGCCTGCTTTTTTTATTTATTATTAGGAGTTTTATGGTTGGAGAAAAAGAATTAGCTGGACTTGCAGAAGAATTTGGGAAAACCGGAGCAGCTGGAAAAACAGCTGCTGCTGGAGCTGACCTTTTTTCAACATCTTTAAGAGGGCTATTTAAAACTGTTAGCTTTGGAGTTGTTGGGGGACATTTAGCCCAATTTTTAAATCAATTAGGTTTTGCTGGTAAAAATCTTAAACAATTAGGTCCTCTTGTTTTTGAAAGTACTCAACAGTTACAAAATTTCACTCGGGGTTTGGGTTATGCTGTTGGGGGTATGTCAGCTTTCTTAGATGAAGTAGATAAAATAGAAAGAAAACAAAGTGAATTAAATAGAGCATATGGTATTGGTGCAATATCGATTAATAATTATTACAAGCAATTAGTTGAAGCGACGGGAATGGGTGGTAAAGCCGCAAGAAAATCTGCTGAAGAACTTATATTAACAATGCGTGAACAAAGAGAAGGAACTGAAAAAGAAATAAATCAAATACTTCCTCTTTTTATTAAATATTCTTTAGGTATAAATGCATCTTTTCCGCGAGATTTTGTTTACATGCATGAACAACTTGGAATGAATATTGACGAAATTGGAGATTCTTATGAAACAATGGCAGTAAACGCTGCTGCTAATCGTATTCCATTTGAACTTTATAAAAATGCCATTTTTTCATTAACTTCTGAATTACATCAGTATGGTCTTTCAACTCGTGGAGCTATGGGAGTTACAAATTTATTTGTAGATGATTTAAAACGAGGTACTTTAACCATAAATGAAGCTCAATCAGCTATGCGAACACTCACTCAAATGCAATTTACTGCTGGAGGGTTTGGTGAAAGGGTAAGGATGGCAATGGGGTTGCGTAGGGCAATGGCAGCTGGGGAAATGCCTGAAGGAATGCGGGGGGCATTAGAAGGGGTTACAAGAGCTCAATATGGACCTGAAGCACATTTTATGGAATTAAGTGCTCTGCAAATGCAGCATGTGGTACATCGTCTTGATCCCAGTATGTTTATGAGAGCTTTTAAAGTTGGCGCAGAAGAATTAATGAAGAATATTCCAAAAGAAGTGAAACCTGAAATATTTCCTCAATTTTGGGGAGGTATGGAATATCAGTTTTTTGAAAAAAGACTTAGTGGGGCATTAGAAGGAGGAAGTAAAATTTTTGTTTCTTCCGTTAAAGAAGCTATGGAAGGAACTAAACCAGTTGCAAGAGAAGTTACTAAAGCAATAAATGATTTACGTAAACAAATGGAACAAAATACAAAGGATATGAGAGAATGGTATTATCCTTTATCACAGTTTATGGATTGGTTAAGATCTAAGGGATTGGGAGAATTAGGTGGTGTTGCTGGAGCTGCTGCTGGAGCTGCTCCTGGAGCAATAATGACTGCTTTAGCTATGAGAGGTATTGGAATTGGTGGAGCTGTAGGGGCTGGTGCTGCGGGTGGGGCAGCTGGATCTGTTGCTGCAGGATTTGCTGGGATGTTAGGACCAATGGCAGCATTCACTGCTTGTTTAATTACAGCTGGATTAGTTTTTACAGCTACTAACAAAGCTTTTGATTATTTTAATGAAAAACAAAAACAAAAACAAATGTTATTAGAAATTGCAGAGTCTCCAGGAAGTAGAGGACATGTAATATCACTGTTGACTCTTGCTGAAGAAGCATATAGAACAGGTCAAAAAGGTATTGCAAAAGAAGCTTTAGGAGAAGCGCAGAAATATAAAGGTTGGAAAGAATTACCACTTCCAACTGCTTTAGAAGCAATGATTGGTACTGAATATGCAGCATATAAAAGTGAAATGGAAAAGAGAAAGCAAAAAGCTGCTCCTCTTGAAGCTTTTAGATTTGGTGCTTTAGCTGGATTAGGTGCTGGTGCTCCTGTTTTAATTTTGAAAGTAGATAAGGGTGTTATTGTTGAGGAAGTGGAGAATGCTTTAGGTAAGTTACGATCACCAACTGGAATTCAAATAATTACTGGTCCTAAACCTGGACTATAAATTTGATATAAGTAAAAATAAGAGGTAAAATTATGGGAAAACGTGAAATAATAAGAATATGGAAATTACGTCCACCTTCACCGGAAAAAGAAGCAACAGTTAGAGGTTACATTAATGTATCCACAAGTAATAACAATTTATTTCCTCGTGGAGCAGAATATATTATTGAAGGTAAAACGGATAAATGCACTAATGATTCTATATTAACTAAAAAAATAGACGAAGGAATGGTTTACAGAGTTTATAGGGAGACAAAAACAAATACTCCTTATATTATGAGAAATGATGAAAAATTTATTGTGGCTGGAAAAGAAGAATCTTCTGATATTGCTGCTGCATTTAAATTTCATGTAAATCCTCGCAATATTAGTATTGTAAAGAGTAAATTAATTACTCGAATAAGAACGAGGGGAGGATTTGAATTTCAACATTGGGGTCCAGATATTACACTTATTTCATTTGGAGGTACTACTGGTAATATAACACCAACGTCTTTTACAGCACGTATTAAAAATGAAAATCCTACAGTTGATAATTCTGAAGCTTATAAAGCTTTTAGAGAATTTGAACAATTATATAATGAAGACCAAGAACAGCAATCTATTGGGAATGTAACAATGTTAGGATTAGAATATAGAGAAAATATTTATGTAGGACATTTGAGGAATTTTGGTTTTGATGAAGTTGGAGAAAAACCTTTTCAGCTTGAATATAAAGTAGAATTTGCTGTTGAGTATGAAGCAACAAGCGTTAGTAGTGCACAACAAGAGATCCAGCAAGATATTATACGCAATACTGCTACCATAGAATATTTAAAACAACTTGCAGAGGGGGAGAGAAAGAGTGACTGATTTAACAAAACATAGAATTAAACATTATTGGCCGGAAGCACGTGTTTATTTTTTAGATCCAAAATGGACAGGATCTGGAAAATTGAGAGATAGTAAACAAATTATTGCTCCTGAAATAAGAGATGTTATTAGTATTAAAGTAGAATTAAATATTACTAAGCAACCCGGAACTTTTTCTATTACTTTAAGTAACAAAAATGAACGTTATTTTATAAAAGATGATCCTGCTTTTGAAATCAAAAATTTAAACGAATCTCCTTTTAATCTACAGCCGGAAACGGCTGCTCGACAGAAATCTGTATATCCTTATAAAAATGCTTTAGAATGGTTAAATCACGAAGAATTTAAACGTTTTTGGATACTTCCCGATGGTTCTATTTGTACGTTAGAAAGATATCAAAATAAAAAAGATGGGGCTATTGGTTACTGGAAAAGGGCTAATGATAAAAACTGGTTAAAAGCTCACGGAAAAGAAAATTTAGATGTTGTAGATGAGTTTGTGGTATTGTCTGGAAAAGACCTTGAGAATGTTGTAAGTGGCTCTCTTCCAAATTTAGATTTGTATGAAAAACATGGAGGAATGGTTGAACAGGGAAGATGTGTTTTTCATCCAATGGATAGAGTTGTAATTTTATTTTCTAAAAGATTTGAAACTGAAAAACATCCATATGATTTTATTACTGCTTTTACTGGAATTGTGAATTCTGTGTCTGATGATTATACTGAAAATTTTTCAAAATTAATAATTTCAGGAGAAGATGTTACTAAATGGTTGAAAATGACTTTAGCTAATGTAAATCCATCAATTTTGACTGAAAAATTACCAGATTCCGGACCTGATACTGTGAGAGTTTGGTCAAAAAGGTTTGTTCTTCTGGAACCTTGGGAAATAATACGCCTTTTAATTTTTGGGGGATTAGATAGTGAACATGTTCTTGTAAGAGGAGTTGGTGAATTTGAGTATGATCCGACAATAGGTCCAGAAACTGCTTTACTTGATGTTACAGAAGGTACTCCAGATACACTTGTTCCAGTTACTTTTGATTATGGCCAAAAATATTTAAAAGATGGTGCTTTAGGGGTATTACAGGCCGCAAAAGCAATGCGTTCTGGGATTATTGAAAGGGAAGATGTATCTGAATTAGATAAGTTATTTTCAACATCAAGAGTACATATTCAAATTCCTACTGAAAAAAAGCAATATAATGAACACGAAGAATTGGTTACAACCCCATACAAAATGTTTGTAGGGAATTTAGCTACTGTAAATTATGAAAATGAATATGTAACTCATTTGGATATTTGCTATGAATTAGCAAAAACAACCCTTTTTGAATTTTATGCTGATCAAAACGGGGATATTTGGTATCATCAACCACGTTTTGATAATCGTCATATTTTGACTTCTGATATACCAGAAATTTATGTTTTAAAGGATGATGATATTATTAGTTGGAATTTTACTGAAACTGATGAGCCAATAATTACTTCAATTTTAGTTGTTGGTCAGCAAGATTATGTTGAGGGAGAACAGTATCCACTAAATCTTGTGAATTATTATGAAGATAAAGGTCTTATTTTGAAATATGGTAGGAGAATGATTACCGTAAGTCATCCGTTTGTAAGAACTTCAGCTGATTGTTATTATTATGCCCAATCATTACTTTTTAGAGTACTTGCTGAAAGAAATACAGGAACAGTCATTATTGTTGGTAGACCTGAAATAAAAATGGCAATGCCTGTGTATATTCCATCCCGAAATATGATATATTATGTTAATTCAATTGCTCATAGTTTTACTTTTGGTGAAAGTTTTAATACTACTTTAGGTTTAACTTATGGAAGAAAACCTTGGGAATCTTTACCAGAACTTTTATCTTATGTTGCACACCCAGCTGTTGATGGAGAAGTTGGAGAAGGAAATGTATCAATGGAAACTATAGAAACTCACGAAACAGTTGATTCAAAAGGAAGTAAAGATGATCCACTTTATTGGCCTCTTAGAGCACAACCATATGTAATTGAAGCTGGGTACGGGGTAAAAACACGGACTAGAACGGTAGTTGGAGAAAAAACATCTAAAGAAGAACTTATGCCAAGAGGTATTGATTTGAAACCTGTTGCAATGAAAACAGCTACTGTATATGCAACTCATGATGGTACAGTAGAAGAGTGTGGAATGGATTATGCAATTATAAAGGTTAAGGGAGGTAATTATGAGACACATTATTATGGAATGTCGTCAACTATAAATATAAATGTTAAAGGAGATGTTCGTGTTGATACTCCAATTGGTTATATTACTGGTAGTACTTTACGCTATTGTATGAAACGTAAAACAGAAGGTTTTGTGAATCCTGAAAAATATACTAAAGATGCGTTGAAAGTTAAAGGTGGTGTTTCGTGAGATATTATTTCAAAGATGAAAGAGCATTTGGAGGACATATATTATCATCTACGCCATTTCATCGCCTTGCTGTTATAACAGAGGTAGATGAACAAAGAGGAACAGTTAAGTTAAAATGGTTAGATCATCCCGGAGGAAGAGAAAATGTTGTTATAAGTCAAGCTGCTTTTGGTTCTTATGATTTTCCTGTTCCAGGAGCTGTTGCTCTTATTGCAATGAGATATGGAGATCTTCCAGAAATTGATAGATATATGCCTGTTGGATATATTCGGCAGGTGGAAGCGGGGAAATCAAAACAAATATATCCTGGAGAAAAACTTTGGAGGAGTTATTCTGGTTCAGATGTTGTTAAAGGAAGTCAATATCCTATTCCAATTCCAACTGGTTCAGAAATATATATGTCAAAAACTGGCAAAATTATTTTTAGAGATGGAACTGGTGATTGGTGGGAACTTGATCCAAATGATAATTTGATTCATCAGAATAGTATGACTTATCAATGTACTACTGAAGCGGGAGTACTTGATTTCGGGTTAGTAAAAAGGGAAATGCCTACATATCCAGATCCTGCACAGAATTCTGAAATGGTTCTTGTTACTAAAAACAATATTTCTATTTTAAATAGTGGAAAAGCTTTTACAGAATTTAGATTAAGAGTTTTAGAAACAGCTGATGTAAATCCTCTTACCCCTCCAGAAACTAATGATCCATTTGTTGAAGTTATTTTAGGAACAAAAATTAAAAAAGTAGGTTCGGGGCTAGATACTGTATATTCGCCAGAGACTACTACAAGTCAACATGCTGAATCGGACGAAGAAATATGTATTCAAATAAGAACAAAAAGTTCTGTTGGATTTGAATTTACAGTTGATAAGACAGGAAATGTTACTATGACAATCGCTGATGGACAAAAATTAAAAGTAAAATGCGATGATATAGAACTTGGCGGTGGCGGTGGAGAAAAAAATGTGGTACTTTCTGATTTTATAACTACTTATAATACACACACGCATCTAGAAACAGGGGGAACAACTAATACTCCTCTTCCGCAGTCTACTGGGGAAATATCTACAAAGGTAAAGGCAGAATAATAATTGGAGTTAAAATAATGCCTAAAAAAGGATATAAACAAACTGAAGAACACAAACAGAAAATAAGAGAAAATAATCCTGTTGTTAGGGGGGATTATTGTGGTGAAAAGCACCCTATGTTTGGTAAACATAATCCTTGTTCTGATGAAACAAAAAGAAAAATAAGCAAATCAGAAAAAGGTAAGATTGTTTCTGAAGAGACAAAAAGAAATATGAGTGAATCACATAAAGGTAAAAAGAGACTTCCTTTTTCTGAAGAAACAAAACAAAAAATGCGGGAAAATACTATATTGCAACTTCAAACTCAACACGGTCCTTACAAAAACACTATGCCCGAACTTAAAATGAAAGAGATTCTTAATGAATTAAACATCCCTTTTGAACATCAATTTAGATTAGGAAATCATTTATTTGATTTTCATATTCTCAATTCTAATACTCTCATTGAAGTTGACGGCGACTACTGGCATGGTAATCCTGAAAAGTTTAGTAAATTAAATAAAACACAACTGAAACAAAGAGAAAGAGATAAAAAACATAATGAAGTAGCTATAAATAATGGTTTTATTTTATTAAGATTTTGGGAAGATGCTATTTTAAATAATAAAAAAGAGATTAAAAATAAATTAAAAATTATAATATAAAAGTAGACAAAGGTAAAAAATATTAAAGAATTTTAAGGAAAAAAAATGATTGATTTATTAACTCAGAATTTGATTGATGAATTACATGAAAAGACGGGATTTTCTAATTGTTTTATAACTACCCTTCTGGCTCTTTCATATCCGGCTCGAAGTGCTTTAAAACTATTTTTACAGCAACAAAGAAGTTTGCTGGAATTAAAGGTAAATAAATTATGTTTCCAAATACTGCGTAACAACATGCTTTCTCAAAAATTTAATGATTTGTTTACTATTGTAAGTCAAAAACTAAATTCAGTAAAAAATATATTAAATGTAACTCATTTTGGGGCCGTTGCTGCCAACTGTCCGGAGATTCAACGATTGATGCAAAGCATGATTAAAGGAGCTGGAGTGCCTGAATTAAAAATTGAAGGTTTTAGTGATGTAGAAAATATATTGAGTGAAATAAATTATCGCCTTCAAAGTGCAAACGCTGCACTGGATTTAACTACTAGGGCTCGAGACCAATTGAATGCAGAATTATTACAAATCGATAGATGGATCGAACTTTTAAACTTAATGTAAACATATGCCTTTTTATTACATAAGCAAATTACACGGGGATAATAGTTGGGATGGATTAGCTCCAACTGATGAAGGAGGAGGACATGGTCCTTGGGGAACTCTTGGTAAGGCTAATAATGCAATAGATTTTGGTGATACTGTTTATATTGAAGCGGGAACTTATACTTCTGCAGAAAGTCCTTTTACTAAATCAGGGGATCATATATGGATAACAATGTCTGGTTCTGTTGCTTATCCAATATCTTATATTGGGGATCCAAGCGGCATTATTTTTCCAGAAGTTGGTCCTGTTCGAGTTGACTTTGCTTATTTAAAAGATGCTTATGCATATATTGAAAATATAGATTTGTTTGGGTCATATCAAACTCCTCCACCAATAATAGATTATTATGGAAGTATTTATGCTTGGTCCTCAGTTCTTGATCCTGACGCTACATATACATATGTAATTAAATGTAAGGTAGCTGAAAGATCTTATATAAATAATACAAATATATATTTTGAAAATTGTTTTCTTGGTTATAAAGAAGAGGTTATAGATACTGTTCTTGTTATTAATAATAATACTCAAAATCAAGTTGTATACCTAAATTTGTATCATTGCACTATTTTTAATGCAACAAGTTCGAATTTTGACATAAATATACAAGCCACTGATGGGGTTATTGTTCGCTCAAGAAATAATATTTTTATAAATTTTAACCCTTATTATGTTAGTTCTGCTCACGGAATTTATAAGTTATTAGGAACTGCTTCTTTCTTTTATTCTAATTATAATCACTATGAATATTATGAAGGAAATTTTATATACAACAATGGGTCAATTGTAAAAAATTTAGAACAATGGCAGTTAATTTCATCTAGTATGGATAGTCATAGTTCTAAAGGTTGGGCAAATGTATTAGGGTATATGAAAGAACCTGTAGGATATAGGTTAAATGCTTCTTCTCCTTGTGTTGATACTGGCTCTCCAAATGTATGCGATGAAGATATTGAAGGAAATATAAGACCATATGGAAGCTCTTCTGATAAAGGGTGTTTTGAGTGGCAAGGAGCATCTTCAAGTTATTCTTGTATTTATTATGTAAGAAAAACAGGTAATGATAGTAACGACGGACTATCTCCTTCAACCGCTTTCTTAACTTTAGGAAAAGCAACAAGTGTTATAAAAAATTATGATACTGTTTATATTGGGTCTGGTTCTTATGCTGAAGATTTAGTAGTGCCAGAAAGTGGTTCTTATACTAAATGGTATGGAGATCGGCAAGGAATACATACTGGAGATAAAGGGGAAATTAAAGTAGAATCTTTTTATAATAGTGGAAAACATCATTTATGGCTCGAAAATATTCATTTTTACGATGAGTATGTTTATGCTCCGACAATTAGGGGCGGAGTTGTTATTTACAATTCCCACGGATGTGAGTTTCGTCAATTAATAATAGACAAAGCTCTTTGGATGTATGGTGCTTATTGTATGCGAATTGTTAATTGTGTTGCCCATTCCAACTCTTATATGGCCGATCCAAGTTATGCAAGATATACTATAAATGCTATTACTGGATGTAGAAGTAATTGGATTTTTCATAATACTTTTATTCATAATAGTGGTTCTGCTTTAATGGTAGGAGCTTGCGCTAATATAACAGGTCCTTATAATTTTATTGTAAATAACATTTTTCAAAAAACTAATGGTCCGAATGAATGGATACTTTATAAGGAAATTGATCATAGTAATTTACCTTATGATGAGTATGCTTATAATTTTTATTATAGTTCCTCTACAGATATTGGTAATTTTTACCACGATAATATTGTGAGTTATCAATCTTTTGAAGAATGGAGAAATGCTACTTCTCAAGATAGTGGTTCTTTTGAAGGAGATCCTTTATTTTTGGATGATGGATATCATCTTTCTGGAACTCTTGAAAGAACTTCTCCTTGTATTGATACCGCAACTGCTACATGGAAAGATTTTATTATAAATGTTTTTTGTGATATTGATTTACAAAAACGTCCTTTAAGATTTGGTTATGATATAGGAGCTGATGAGGTTCCTCCGCTTACTTCTCCAGATATATTTAGATTTGACGTTTCTCCTAGGATTGGTCCAGGTCCAATTAGAATACGAAAAACTCCTTATAGAGAACCTCAATTTAAATGGCCTTGTACACATTATTTATCAGGTGTTCAATATACTTTAGGAACTTGTCCAAGATGTTTAGGAAAAGAATATTTTTATGATGTAAGATTTGATGCTGGAGGATTAATTCCTCAAGTGTGGGATGAAGTTAAATTAGCTCAAGAATTAGAAAAAATTACATTAACAGATTTTAATCCTTTTCATCCAGATTATGGAGCGAAACTTCAAAGAAGGATAGGTCAAGTAAGTCAAGAAGAATTAAAAACAGTTGTAAAATCAGATATTTTGAGATCTATTTTTAATTTAATTAAATATCAGAAAGCTGAAGCAGCTAAAAGTACTCAAAATGGGTATTTTTCATCTCATGAACTTATTGATAGAATTGATAAAGTTGAAATTGCAGAACTTTCTGCGACTGAACTAAGTTTCGCTATCTATGTTGTCACTATTCATGGTAAAAAAGTTGAATTAACAGGAAAAATATTGGTGTAATAGTTTATAAGGATAATAAATGCCAAAAAAAGGATATAAACAAACAGAAGAACATAAAAAAATACATAAGAAATTTACAGACGATCAAGAAAAAGAAATTTGTAAAGAATATTTTAGTAAAACCACTACTACTGGAGTACTTTTAGCTAAAAGATGGGGATGCACTAATCCCACAATTACAAGTATTCTTAAACGAAATGGACATAAACCAAGAACTAAGGAAGAAGCCCGTAAAATATTTACAAAAGAAGAAGAATTGCAAGTTTGTAATGAATATTTTTCTAAAGAAAAACCGAGTACTATAGTTTTATCTAAAAAATGGAATTGTAGTGATGTAGCTATTAGAGCTATTATTATAAGAAATGGATATAAATTAAGAACTATTAGTGAAGCAAACAAAGGACATGCCGCATGGAATAAAAATATTCCTTGTTCTGAAGAATCTAAACAAAAAATGAGAGATAAAAAATTAGGCACAAAACAATCTGAAGAAACAGTAAGAAAAAGAATTAAAAAATTATTAGGACATAAAAGTTGGAGTAAGGGATTAACAAAAGAGACTAATGAAAGTTTAAAAAAATCAAGCGAATCTCATAAAAATATACCTTGTTCTAAAGAATCAAAAGAAAAAATGAGTAAAAGTGCTTTACTCCGAATTCAAACTCACCCTGGACCATTTAAAGACACCAAACCAGAACTTAAAATGAAAGAAATTCTTAATAGTTTGAATATTCCTTTTGAACATCAATTTAGATTAGAAAATCACTTATTTGACTTTCACATTTTAAATACCAACACCCTCATCGAAGTTGACGGAGACTATTGGCACGGTAATCCGAAAAAGTATTCTAAATTAAGTAAGAAACAAAAAGAAAATAAACAACGGGATATTAAACATTCTATAACAGCAAAAGATAATGGATTTGTTTTATTAAGATTTTGGCAAAGTGATATTTTAACTAATACAGAAGAAGTAAAAATAGAATTATTAAATTGGATTAATTAATGACTATTTATTACATAAGAAAATCTGGTTGGGATGGAAACGATGGCCTTTCTCCAATTAGTAGTAGTTATGGAGTTGGTCCTTGGTTAACTATTGATAAAGCTAATACCACTTGTGTTAATGGTGATACTGTTTATATAGGATCTGGTTCTTATACTGGAGAAGATATTACTCCAAGTGATGATGGAGTCACATTTATTGGAGATATTGAAGGAACATATACTGGAGATGCTGGCCTTATTCTTATACGTGGAGTAGGAATTACTGCTGGAAAAACTTATACTACTGTTAAATGTGTGTGTTGTGAAGGAGATTATACCGGTACTACTTATGGAGTATATGTTGCTGCTGCAAATTGTGTTATAGATTCTTGTAGAATAAAAGGAAGAGCACGCGTTTTATCAAACTGTTATCCTTTTACAATAAAAAATTCTGCAATTGGAATTGCTTTAAGTCATGAGCTTTCTTTATATTGTATCGGGGTTAATAATGATTTAAATATATATTTTTGTACAATTCACCAAATTAGTAGTGCAGATGGGTATGCAATTGATTTAAGACAAACAAGCGCCACAGCTAATATAAGGTTTAAAAATAATATTGTTATTTCTCATAGGGATTATTACCTTTTGTATTTAGATACAAATACTGCTGGCGATTATAGTTTATGGGATTTTGATTATAATTATTATACATATACTAGCGGATCTTTTATTGTCGGAGATAGTATATGCAATACTCTTGCTGAATGGCAAAGTAGTGGAAGTAAAGATTTAAATTCTTTTGAGGGATCTGATCCTACTGGAACAGATTATTATCATCTTGTTGACGGAAATACTTTGTGTGATGGTAGTGGTATTGATTTAAACATTTATTATGATATTGATTTGGATTCGCGTCCGTCTACTCATCTTGATATTGGGTGTGACCAGTTTAATATTACCTCAAGTGGTTCGATTGTTTCAGATGCTAATATATCTGGACTAAAGTCTCAAACGTTAACATCTGATGCTAATATTTATGCAACAAACCAGCAAACTATTTTATCAAATGCAAAAGTAACACCTCCAACTTCTCCTGATCCTTTTAGATTTAGAGAAGTATCAATTCCCGTTTCTTCGTTTAGTTTAAAAACAAAAGATGAGTCCAAAACAGTTTTACTTGATGCAAAATTAAAACATGATTGTAATCATAATTTATCTGGAACAAAATATACTCTAAATACTTGCCCAAGATGTTTAGGGAAAGGATTTTATTTTGATATAAAATTTAGTCCAGGTGGAGATATTATTACAATAAATGAAGAAGAAAAACTTTTGCAAGAATTAGTAAAAGTTATATTAACATCAAAAGGAAATAATCCATATCATAAAGAATTTGGTTCTGTTGTTTCTGATAGTATTGGGATGTTGCAAGAAGAGGGATTTCGAGAGGCTAAATTAAAACAATCTATTATTGAGGCTGTTTTACGTTTGAAATATTTACAAAGGGAACGCATTACCATGGGCTACAAGTTTTCTTTGAAAGAATTGATTGATAAAATACAAAAAATAGAAATATATGAAATTGAAAATAACCCAACATGGTTAGGTTTTAAGGTACAGGTATCAACTGTTGAAGGAGAAATGGCAATATTACAAGGAAGTGTTGCTTTATAAAGGAGAATTTATATGGCTCGTAAAAGTTTTTCGAATATAGTTCAAAGCATGATTAATTTTTTAAAACGTTTGCATCCAAGCGTCGATACAAAAGAAGGAACATTTACAAGAGATGTAGTAATTGATCCGGTTGCAGATACCCTTGATAATTTTTATGCTGAATTAGATGTTATTTCAAAAGGGCAATCTCCTGATTTGGCGTCTGCAGATGACTTAGTGAAACTTGCAGAAAATTTACAACTTGAAAGAAAGCCCGCAGTAAGAGCAACTAGTACCGTTACTTTTTATAATCGTTCTGGAGCAACTGCAACTATTCCTGCAGGAACTATTGTAAGTAGTAAACCTGGAGCTGAAGTTGGAGCGCAGCAATTTGTTACATTACAAACTGTTGTAATATCTGATCCAGGAAGTTTTATGCCAGATAGAGGACAATGGGAAACCACAGCTCCTATAAGAGCGTTGGCAGGAGGATCTCAAGCAAATGTTGAT